GGTCGTTGTAGGTTGCGATATTAACATAAATCAAACATGGTTAAACATGCTGTGTAATAATTGAATGTGTCACAGTATCAAATTGGTTTGTCGCAAGGTTAATTAGTTCGGTGCACCTGGTAAAAACTTTTGCTGGACCACACTTCGAATTCATTTTCAATTGGTGTGTTAATTTTCATCATGTGTATTAAGGTTGCCAAATGATTTTCTGTACTGTAACTTGACTCTTCATCATACAGACTGTTTGCCTGTAGCGCAGTGTGCGGATTGTACCAGTTAGGTAACTCAACACTGTCATTTATACTCATTGCAATACTCTTAACCTCTTTGATGTTCCCCAACATGAAACAGTATGAAAGTGTCCTACTTTGAATTTTGAGATCACGCTCATCCCTAGTGTAAGTGTAATTGCAAACTGAGTATCTATGACGCATTCGTTTATAATGTGGGCATGCGGTAGCATCACCATCTAAGTTATGGACAATCATCGAAATGAAACCACCCACACTCTGTTGCTGTTTGACCTTGCTCACCATATTATATAATTCTTTTACTTCTGTTCCATGGTTCTTCACATTCAATTCATTATTACACAACATTAAATTGTCATCACCTAAGAACAATAATAATTTAATTCTATCACCATTTCTCATCACTAACCTATTGTGCACAATCAAGTTTGTTATTGCGTTTCCAATTGCTGTTGTCACTTGCCCGGTCAACCTCATTGCGTCCCACTTGCCGTGCATACCATGTCCTTTCCATTTCCAATTGTGATGGCAATAAAGATAAAAAGATACCACTTCAGGGTCAATACCCAAATCTGTGTATATTAATCGTTCTATCTCGATTATTTCGTGCGTGGTTTGTCTGTCCTGTTGTGTCAAATCATCTTCAACCGCATATGCGAAACTACCTATTGTTCGTATTTTTGCGTTTAACTGTTCAGGTGTACACCCATCTGCGTAAAACACCTTTTGCTTCAGTACATCTTTGAATCTAGTTTTAATTTTCTTAAAACAAGTAGCAAAGATGGCTGATACCGCGTAACTACCTGCGGCAATTGATCTCGTTATAACCTCATCATACCATCTGGAAAGTTTATTCAATTTTGTTGTTTGTTCAGTCTTACCGTGTATTTGTATATCGTTTATTCCGTGCCTCTCCCAAGATTCATCAATTAATTTCTGTAATGATTTGACTACTTCAATGGGATAACTATGTTTCCTTACCCATTCCATCACTTCATCTGGTTCAATTGTGATTACATCTTCTTGGTAAGAGTGTAAAATCTTTCCCCAATCATCTCGGTAGTAGTTGTGTTTGAAGAGTTCGTATTCTTCTTCCGGCTTAATTTTTTTAGACCGTAGATCATTGTATGCTCCGTATCTACTACTCACACTATTAAATTCTTCAGCATAAGCCGTGGTCAATGATGGTCTCGCATAACTAGGGTACTCTTCCATTAATAATTTTCTATTCTTAATGATGGTTGTGGGTTCCATCCGACTCACCATCGTAAATTGTTTATTACTAGGTAGTACCATTATCGGGTCTATAGTACCATTGTTATCCCAGTAATCAATTGTTTTTGCATCTGGTATCATATCAACAGATAACATACCAACCTCCAATTCTGGGTGATGTGGATCGATCATTTCGACCACTTCAACGTTTTTCCCGAAATCATTTAATGTGATATTACTCGGAATTGACACCATTCTCATTTCTTGGGATGCAAAGGGTATTAAGCTGGTCACATTTTTAATTGCTTCAGTGTGATGGGAAAGTTTTTTATGCTTTATTTCAGGTTGTAACAACCCAAATTTATCTATGGATCTAAGATCTACCACCAACTCTGCCCACTCCCTGTCATCGACACCTCGACCAATGGGCATAATCTCAAGTACGAGGAAATTGTCG